GATGGTTACGTTGACTAACAGTATTAAGTTACTAAGTAGTTTTATACAACAAAGGTACTAACATATGAACGATCTAGTGGTAATCGATAACACAGGCGATTTCACTCAGCTATACACGGCTACTAATCCTGCTGGACCTAACATCGCCCGTCTTCGTATTAACAGGGATTCATCTGTTGAGGGTTCAGATGGCAGCCTACTGCCTATACCTGCACCATCACTTGCTCTGAGCGATATGGATGGATCAGATAGTTACTCTAACGACTGCTATATCCGGGTTTACCTGGATACAATGCAGACTGCTGTGTTCGACTCGGATAAAGAAGAATACACGAACATGTCTTCGCATTTCCGGGACTTTAGCAAGCCTGCTATTGATTGGCTTGGTGGTGATAAGTGCGGTTGGGTTCCTTCCAAAGTGCGTGAGAAACTTAGGACAGAAGATCCTACGGCTTATGCTGCTGCCAGTAAGGTCAAACTATACCGGCATGTCTACGGTACTGTCCGTATGGTCAATGCTGTCAATCCAGAGACAGGAGATACCAAGGATGTAGACAACGTACCATTCCGGCTACGTCTTGGTCCGTCTAACTTCATGGAAGTTGGTAGTGTGATCGGCGGTATTCTTAAGCAAGGTATTAATCCTGGTTCCGTCGAACTTAAGATTGACTACGAACTTAAAAAGCGTGGTTCTAACAAGTGGTTTAATCTTAAGTACAAACCTATTATGACTAACATCATTGAACTTGATAGTGACTACGGTATGCTTCTGTCTGATTTTGCTGAACTGGTTAAGTACGAGAACAATCAGATCATGGAGAAGATGCGGGAAAATGCTAGTGGTATCGTTGATGAGTTCGACGATGTACTAGAGGCATAAGTGGATGCTTAGTTCCAAGCATCCTTTACAGGAAAAGATCGACGGGTTCCTTAGCGGGAACCCGGAGATCCCTCAAGAGATACTGGATGAAACTGCGGAACAGTTTGCAGATAAACTAAAAAGGTTTAACGAGACTCGTGGACCTAAGACAGGTCTTCCATCTTTATCTCAGATAGGTAAACCATTCTGTCAGTTACATGCTGAGAAGATTGGTATGGATAAGATCCCTGAGTTGCCTAGTTTCAGGATCAGGATGACTTACGGGGATATGACTGAGGTTCTGGCTGTTGCTATCCTAAAGTCTGCCGGAATAAATATCGTATCTCTCAATACCAAAACTAAACTTACTACGTCTTCTGGTGATCTTAACGGGGAGTACGACGTAATCATTAATATGGATGGGCAACTATCCATGTGGGATATTAAGAGTGCTTCCAAGTTTGCGTTTGATCGTAAGTTCTCTTCTTATAAGAAACTAAAAGAGGATGACTCATTCGGTTACATCGATCAACTGTGGGGCTATACATTAGCAGAACGTGCTAATTATCCTGACATAAAAGTTGGTGGCTGGATTGTAATCAACAAAGAAACTGGAGAGATGTTAGTCTGTCCTGCTGATCCAGAAGATGAAGATGAATACTATAAGAAGATCAAGAATACAATTGAACAATATAAAGAAGCTAATGACTTTAATTTTAGAAAAGGTTTCTCAGACGTAGAGGAAACATTCTATAAGAAACCTACAGGTAATAGAAAGTTAGGCTTCACCTGTTCATATTGTAACTTTAAGTATTCGTGTTGGGAAAACTTAGAGTACCGACCTAGAGCAAAGTCGAAATCAAAAGATGCCTACGAATACTACACGTTCTACAAAGAAGAAGATATCCGTAGCGTCGGCTAAAGCTAAAGGTCGTAGGCTACAGCAATGGGTTAGAGACTTCTTGAGGGAAAACCTGTCAGGGGTAGAGGATGACGATATCACTTCTACTCCTGGCGGGGTTAATGGTCCTGATATTGGCCTTAGTCCTCTGGCCCGTCGTGCATTCCCCTGGACCGTTGAATGTAAAGCCAGAGCACGAGTCGGGTTGTACGATGCCTTAGAACAGGCTGAGTCTAACCTGATTGACAATACCAGACCAGTAGCTATATATAAGCAAGACCGCAAAGAACCAATAGCAGTCTTATACGCCAAAGATTTCTTGGAGTTAACCGCATGTCAGAAGAAGCCAAAAAAGACATGAGTTTCCCTATTAAGGTTCCCAACAACACGTTTGGGATCTTTGTGTCTTGTGAACCTGGATCACAGAACATTATGTTGCAATCATATGCGTTCGTAGATGACTCGATAAGAGACACAAAAGAATATGATGCTATGGCTGTTATGTCCACTCAGATCATTGAGGTTATCAGTCAGATTATTGATTCATTCGTTGAGGAAGTAGACGACGACTTTACTAAGACTGATTTCACTGACGGGGATCAGCTTGGGCTACCATTTCCTAAACTTAATACGTCGAATTAACATGGAACGCTGTAAGATTATTCTTGAAGCCAAAGATCTTATCACGAGTGATCGAGCTAAGGACTATGGGGATGCTCATCAGAATTTCTTAAACATTTCTAAAGGTTGGTCGGTTATCTTCGGTGTTAATGTAACACCTGAGAAAGTAGCACTGGCTATGGATTGGTTGAAGACTTGTAGACTTATTAACAGCCCGGAACATGTAGATAGCTGGATTGATAAGGTAGGTTATTCCGCATTAGGCGGGGAAGTTGCTATCAGAGAGGATTAAGCAAATGATTATGATTGATGAGATTGCTAAACTAGAAGAAGAGATCGAACAGCGTAAAGCTAAGATTAAGTCTATCAAAGAGGACGGTCGAAGCGAGATGCTGAGTACTATTGCAGATGCACGCGAGGAATATCGTGAGGCAGCAACCAAACTAAGCGGTCTGATCGCTGAGTACCAAAAGATGTACCCGGCTTCTCTATCTTTTACGTATCCTGATCTTCTACGAGGCACAAAGTTTCGGCTATGAAGTCTAGGGTACAAATCTTATTAGAGATTGATTCAGAAGCTACCTGGATTCCCTCGGATGGTGCGTCCGGTGTAGCCAACGAATTAGAAGATATGATTACGGATGCCTTAGAACAGTGCATCGACGGATTAACAGTTAATAAAATTAGGGTGATGGTTAATGAGTAGTTTTAAATCTAATGCTAATCCGATGTTCCGATCACGGTTCTCGGAGGATATCTTTAATCTTAAGTATTCCCATCCCGGCGCAGATACTTGGGAGGAACTAGCACATACTTTGGTTGAGGATGTATGTGGTGATCTGCGTAGTGTTGAGCGAGACCTGATCACTAAGGATGAAAAGGCACAGCTTAAGAAGTATATCCGGGATCTTAAGTTTGTTCCTGGCGGTCGCTATCTGTACTATGCTGGTCGGAAGAATCGATACTATAACAATTGCTTCCTTCTTAAAGCTGAGGAAGATACTCGTGAGGATTGGGCTAACCTTTCATGGAAGTCAGAGTCATGCCTGATGACCGGTGGTGGTATCGGGGTTGACTATAGTGTCTATCGCCAGTCCGGTCGTATCTTGCAAGGTACAGGTGGTGTAGCATCCGGTCCTATCCCTAAGATGCAGATGATCAATGAGATCGGTCGTCGTGTAATGCAGGGTGGATCTCGTCGCAGTGCCATCTATGCCTCTCTAAATTGGAAGCACAATGATATCCCATCTTTCTTAACTGCTAAGGATTGGGATCGAATCCCTGTCGGTAATACCGGCTACACATTAAAGCAGATTAAAGAGCAGGATTTTAATTTCATTGCTCCCCTTGACATGACTAACATCAGCGTTAACTATGATACTGAATGGTTATTGAACTACTGGAAAACGGGTGACGTTGGTGAGGTGTTCTTGAAAAATGTTGAGCAAGCACTTCGATCTGCGGAACCGGGCTTCAGTTTTAACTTTATGGAAAATGAAGATGAGACGCTACGGAACGCCTGTACTGAAGTTACTTCTGCTGATGACAGCGATGTGTGTAATCTGGGTAGTATTAACTTGGGTCGTATTGAATCGATCAGGGAGCTTGCCGATGTTGTCGAACTAGGTACTAAGTTTCTAATCTGTGGTACTCTACGTGCTCAACTACCTTACGATAAGGTTTATAAGGTTCGTGCTAAGAACCGTCGATTAGGGCTGGGTTTAATGGGTATGCACGAATGGCTTATCAAGAGAGGTGGCAAGTATGAAGTTAACGAAGAGTTGCATCGATGGTTATCAGTCTATCGAGGAGTATCAGATAAAGCCTCTGCACGATTTGCTGATCAACTTTCCGTATCTCGTCCCGTTGCAAACCGAGCAATCGCTCCAACAGGAAGCATTGGCATCCTGGCTGGCACTACTACGGGAGTCGAACCCTTATTTGCGGTAGCTTATAAAAGGAGGTATCTAACTAACGGAACACGATGGAAATACCAGTATGTGGTTGATAGTGCAGCACAAGAACTTATCGACATTTATGGAGTAAAACCGGAGTCGATTGAGTCAGCACTTGATCTAGCCCCGGACTATGAGAGGCGCATTAAGTTTCAAGCCGATGTCCAGGACTACGTCGATATGTCTATCAGCAGCACTATTAATCTTCCAGAGTGGGGTAGCAAGACCAACAACCCGGATACAGTAAAAGATTTCGCTAACACATTGGCAAAATATGCACACCGGTTACGTGGTTTCACTTGCTACCCAGATGGAGCACGAGGTGGTCAA